ATGCGATCACGGTCAGTATCTACATAGTAATCAGTATTTACAGTTAATGTGGTGTAACTATCAGCAATTGAGTCTCTTTCCTGCAGCGAAGTAACACTATTTAGTGGAGATTCTGTGACAAATATCTCCGAAGTGTAAGTATCATCTATGTCAAACGTTTCCGTTTTGGCAGATGAATAAAAATCGACAATTGCATTACCGCAGTAAGTCTTTACTAATTGACTAATAGAAGTCACAAGAATATCGATTTTAGCATCGTCCTTGTTATGTTCTAACTTCATGTAGTCTTTGTAGTTTGCGCGTGTAATTAAATTGGCCATTTGATTATTAAAAATGGATAGACCTGGGAGGGCAATTACCCTCCCAAGTTACCCAGCATATTTCAACATATCCACTTGCGTGGTATAAATTTTGAAGCTTAAAGTTAGCTACCTTTGTACATGAGTGCCCACTTAGAAGTGACCCCATCGATTAGATCGATAAAGCCAACTCTTTGTGACGCTACAAGTACTCTTCTTTGGTTAGCAACTTCGTAGTCTGATTCAACTGTCATTCCTCTTAGTACTGGTCTGACGAAATTTCGAGCATAAACTGCGCAAGCATAAAACTTACTTACAGCTGCTGTTGCGAATTCTGGTGATACTATAATTTTAGTACCGAATACGCTTCCGATTTCTCCAGATAGTTTAGTGGCTGCATTGCCAACTAAATTTACATCTTGGAATTCAGCATCTTCTAGTAATTGATAGTAACTCGATAGAGAAACTACAAACACAATTTCTGATGGATTTAATCCATATTTGCCCATATTCTTTCTAGCGGCTAATAAATGTAGCGCTGTCAAAGATTCTGAGGCAAATGCGGTAGATGATTGTGTAAAGTCGGAGTCGTTTCTTGCTAAGTGCAATAACCCTTCGGCTGCGGCTCCTGATGTACCATATACACCATCTGCATCATCTCCAGCTAGTATTGAGTTTTCAATACCTCTTGCATGCGATCTAATCATAGACTCACGAATCAATGGTAAAATAGGAAGAATTGCATCTTCTTCTGTTTCATTACCAAGGTATGAGGTGGAGATTAGTTTTTTAGTTGAAAGAGTTCTTTCAGTTAAGTCGATTCCTCCAAAAGGTGAACCATAAGTATCACCTGTTTGGGCTAAATTACCATGTGGAGAGGATCCTGTAGCTGCCTGGTTAGAGGTAAACTCAGCATATCCACTGTCTGGTAAGATAGGTAGAATTTGTGTAGCACTTGTCATAGCAATTTCTCTAAATAGAGGCGCTAGTACGAGTTGGAGTTCAATGTCCCTCTCGATATTTGTGCTTACAGTTTGTTCAAAATCGGCTGAAGAAACAGCTACACCTGAATGGGCGTTTTGTTTTTCCATAACGGATTTACCATAATTGGTATCTTCGATATTTCTTCGACCCAATGCTTTGGCTAAAAGCCATGCATCTTCGATGTCTTTGATATCCGCGTTCGGATCTAGAGTTCTACCTCTATCACCAAATTGTCTTTTGGACTCACGGATCTTTTGGATTTCTTCTGATTTCTCTTTCAGTTCTGCTTTAAGGCTGTCAACTACTTCTTCTACGTTGTCGTACTTTTCGTTTACACGTTTTTCTAGTTCAGAAACTAATTCTTCTGCTCCAGAGGTTCCTGCTTCAACGATAGCTTTAACTTCGGCTTTTTTCTGTTCAAGTTCGGCTTCTTGAGTTGCTTGTTCTTCTGCGGCTTTCTCTGCTTCTACAACAGCTTCTTCTTCGGCTTTCGCTTTAGATTCTGCGTGTTGCATTGCAATTTTTGCTGCTGTTTCACTGGCAACTTTTTTTGCGAACTCTTCAAGATTAAAGTCTTCTATTTTTTCTGACATTGTTTTTTTCCTTGAAGACAGACTGACGTCTGTGTCTTGAGGCTTAATAGCCTCGGGTATTTTGACAAATTGCTTTTTCCACTCATCATATTCTTGTTGAGTGTCGAAAGCTTTTGCCACAGAGAAGGTGGCTGATTGATTTGCGGGTACAGAGACCACGCTAATTTCAAACAGCTCCGCATCAGAAATTTTAAGTCCATCAGTTTCCTCGATATAATCTGCGTCTCTGACGCGGAAACCTACACTTAAACCTCTTAGAATACCTTCTTTGACTAAATTTGTTACATCACCAGCACTTTTTGATATATTAGCGGTGATTCTTAGCCCCCTATCGTCGGTCTCTAGACCTGTGGCTCGACAGATAGGTCTATTGTAATCATGGTTAAAAAGAACAACTGGATTATTCGTATAGTTATCCAGTCCTCCCTTCTCCCATGCTTCTTTTTCTATAACATCCCCCGCTCTATCTGTATCGTTAGTGCTGGCATATCCTTTGATATTTACGCTTCCATCGTCTGCTTCATCAACAAACTTGAAAGTAGATGTTAAATTGAAAATCTTTTGCATAATTATTTTCCTTTCTTGGCGCTCGCTACCTTAGGCGCGACCTTTTTAGGCGCTGCTTTTGGGGCAGGAGTTGGCGCTGGAGCAGGGGCTTGTGTTTTGGCCCATTGCTCGGGGAAATTAGTTTTGACCATTGATGTCATGCGGTTCCAAGACCCGAAAGGTCTTTTTGCTAGCATATACCTTATTGGTCTATCCTCTGCTGCTTTATATTCAGCAATAGACATAATTTTTCCCTTGTCAGCAAAATAATCAGCAAGTTGTTTTAATACAGCTTTTTTACTCGCCATTTTCTTCTTCCTCTTCTTCTTCGGGTCTTCCGCCTTCTGACGGATTGGCCGCTGAGCCTGCAATGTTAGCAGGGATTCTTAAATCATCGTGTCCTTCTAACGGCTCCATTCTCATTGCTTCTCTGGCTTCGTTTGGTGCCATTATTCCAGTATTCACTAGAGTACTGTAATAAGCTGCCTGGTCTTTTAGTTCGGGTTGTAAAGCGGGTACTCCGCTTATATCCTCTTCTAAATCGAATCCAAAGAATCTCTCGTATGCAAAATTAAGCTTTCGTACTATAGGTAATATAGTTTCTAAGTAATACAACCTATGATTTGGTCTAATATTTGCATTGTTTCCACTATCTAGTAGCAAAGGCGGAACGCCTATTGCTTGATTGCTGCTTGGAAATCTAAATCTTTAAAATTAACTTCTGTAAGATTAGAAATTTCTAGCCCACCATCAAGTATAAGAGGTCTTCTACCTCCTGTACTTGGATTATAACGGGCTCTCCAAGCCGCTAACATTCTTTCTTTTATCTTTTCACTTAATGTATTTGGACTTTTCAGTACTAATCCTGGTACTGCTCCATTCTTAAAGAAGTTATCCTGAAAGTTTCTCATAGAGTTCAAAAGTAACATTGTTCTATAAGCTGGTTTCAGTCTAGGTACTCCTCTATAAATAGAGTTGAAGCTATTTTCTTTAATATGTATAACTTCATCTGGACTATAATCAACTTGCCCCTGATATGTGTATTTTTTTATATAAGTTTACATTTTCTGCGGGCAAGTGATAAAGAGCATTGTTTCCACCATCATAATAGATAAAAATGTTTCCGTCAATCAATAAATCAATTATCAGATTTCTTTTAAAAGAATTTATATCTTGAAACGGATTAGGCTCTATATTTAGTAATCTATTTACAGTAACCCTTCTAACATTTTTATAAACTGGAGTCATTCCAGCAACTTTTCCACCAACATCTACTGGTATTTCTGCAACATCATCTACTACTATGTTTACAGCTCTATTAACTACTTCTAACTTTTCGTAAGCATCTCTATAATTAGTAACAACTTCTCTAGAAGTTATATTTAGACCTTCCTCTCGACCAATAAGATATTGTGAGGGATTAATTTTTTCTTCTTCTGTTTCTATAGGAGTTGTTCTCCCTATAAATCGGTCATACCATGCCATGTTTTTCTCTTCGTCTTTCTACCCAACGCTTTTGCTTTTGGGCCGTGAATAATTTGGGTCTTTTGCCATAAATGGAGTGTAATCGTAAATGGTGTTCATGACAAAGAGTGACAGCTTCTTCATATAGTTCTCGTAAATGCTCTTCGATAAAAGTATCTCTTACATCTATTATCTCTTCGGCGGTTTGAATATTAAGCTTATTACCTCTCAGCCACTTATCTAACAGTTCTGTCAATCCGTAGAAGTGATGGAAGTCGAGAATTTCTTTACTTCCGCAAATCCGACATTCCGTTCCCTTATCATACTTTGACTTTGCTCTGTCTCTAACGTATTTGACTAGGTCTCGCTTTAAATCCATTAATTTTTCTCTTACTTTGTATTATACTAAATTACCACGCTAATGTCAAGAATAATTTTTTTGTAGGTCTGCTGATTAAAAAGTGGTCGAAGATGTCTCAAAACTGTAAAGCGCATATCTAAGAGCATCTGCCATGTGTGAATACGCATCATGTTTTGGCCTTTCTTTCATCAAATTAGGATTTGCATCCCACTGATATTGGTCTAAACATTCTATCGTATGACGACATCTTTGGTCTACAATCAAATTATCATTATCTACAAGACTCGCAACTTCGCCAATTCCATCTAAAAGAGACTTTTTTGCATTTATAGTAGTAACATCATAATTTTGTGCAAAATCAAACCGTGTTTGCTGTGCAGCAGAATCAATATATATCCAATCTATATCATATTTGTCTTGTAATGCCCTAATTTGGACTGCATGTTGTTCAGTAGTTCTTTCAGCATCAAGATATTCGGCTAATACATAGAATTTTTCCAGGTCCCAATCATATGCTACTACGCATAAGGCTGTCGGGTCTTTGTAACCCACGTCAAGACCTGCAATTACGTCCATTTTTGA